GATAATATTTAACAAACTTTCTTCTGTGACTATAGAAAAAAAATTGCAATGTTATTTCCGAGTGAATAGTCCTCTGTATCAAGGGACTTGATGATCGCTTTTGGTTGGCCTGTTAGAACAGACATGTATGTAGCAATCATCTCATGCGCATCACTTGACTTAGCATTTTTTAGCTGTGACTGAACCGCATCAACCTTAATCCGAGCTTTATACTTTAAAGCGGTGATCGTATCGTTACCAGCATCATCCTTCAACGGAAAATGGAGCGTTTGAGTAAACTCTTTCGTTTCCCCAGAGAGGGAAATAACTCCATCTTCGATGGCGGAGATCAATGAGTCAATATTTTCGCGAAAAGATTCGCGTTTCTTCTCGCTGATTTTTTTATAATCAAGCCACGAGTTGACTTCTGATGTAGCGATTTCCTTTGAAATCTTTTGCATGTGATTAACCGTTAATTTTTTTCGCTGTGCCTCCTCCTGAAATCTTCAGAGGGAACGTAGATTCCTTGCCTGCTCCTTGTAAATCACCAACAGGCTTACCGGTTCCCTGGTAAACTGTGCCATTGATGTGAGTGAATGTCCATTTCGCTGGAATTGGGTCTGCAGCCATAGCCACAACCTTTTCTAGTTCACTGCGAACATTCATATCCCACGCAGCAGTGAATTCAAGTGACCAACGCTTCCGACTCATTATATCGATGACATTTCCTCCGCCATCTACGCCGGAGTCAGTATCATCTGAACGAAGTCCGCCTAAATCATAGGTGCTAGACTCGTCAGCTTTTGGAAGAATTGTTCCCGATCCGAGGTTCGGATGGTTATATGTAACTTCTGTTATATCACCGCCTACCATGATTGTATTTTTTAATTTAGGGTACCAAAATTGAAACCGGCTTCAGCCGTAGTACTGGAGATACGAGCGTAACCGCTTCGTTTATACCGGAAGAAAGTCTCCAAGCGATCCGGATTTGTTGCGCTGATATCGACGGTAATCGATTTGCTCATGAATTCTTTGTCAACAATGAGCGCACGTTTGGCCAGATCTTCAGCATACTGATCAATAATTGATTTCCATTGCTTTGGCTTGATAACACGATCAGCGGTAACAATATCGTTATCGTTGGAGATCGCATGATCAACAACGTTAGTGACCTCGATCAAGTAATATCCAAACCGCACGTTCAGGTCGATCATGATGTTCCGGCAATAGCGGAATTGTGGGGGTATTTCTCCTACTGGATGATAAGTAGTGACAAAATCCTGCACTTGATATCTTCCTGCCACGAAGTCAACTGTTGAACAACCTTTCTTAACAATTGCATCGCGATTGTTATAGTCCGCCATCGAGCCTATTGTGCCTGGAGTTGGCATATCTGGATAGGCCTGACCTGAAACATCAAGGTGAGGACTGTCTTGAGCCTGACGTGAAAAAATTACAGCCATGTTAGCAGCTGCTTCCATTGCTAGGCCAGCCGAGTTAGGGGCTGGCGCAATGGCTAAAGTCACATCATTGAGCCTCGCATCCGTTATAGAAGAAGGATCATCAAGAACAGATCCTGTCAACGCTATGAATGGTTTCATGATAATTCCTTGGAATCTTCCTGTTGGGTTAACAGGATCAGGTCTTCCATTGAATGTTTCGAGTGATTGCATGGTTGCTGTCACCGCACCATAGCTATTGACGACAATTGTATTCCAATTGCTGCCGAAAAGAGCAAGTGCTGCATCTATAGATGGTGTGCCTACACCACTGGCAGTCGACGTGATTGTATATGTAACACCAGCGTCAACACCATTTGTGTTTACAGTGATGCTCAATCCATTTGCAGTAAGTCCATTCCATTTTGAAGTTGCGGTCACCTTTGTTCCTGGACCCACGTTTACCGCGATAAATGGACAACCCAACACATTGTTGAGTACTGTTGTGATTTTTCCAATGATGATTGCTGGGGTATCACCCGTTGCAATATTTACATCGTAAGATCCTCCGTCAATACCTCCTCGTCCTGCAACGACAATTGTATGCGTTGCATTGGCAGTTGCGTTTCCTACTGGAGTGATGTCAAGGACTTTCGCTGTTGCGCCTGCGGCCTTCGCTTGAGGATACACAAACACTGGAATTCCACCAACACCATCATTGAAGATAGGGCGAAGGATTCGCATGATGTGATAAATAGGCGACCCATAGCCATACAGTTGTCCAGCTTGTTGAGCGGAAGTGATTTGCTTGGGCGTCAAATCAAGAGTTGCTTGATTTGCTTCGTTAGCTTCCGCTAAAACAGCAATTCTTTGTGGAAGATTTGGGCTGGATTCGCTGAAATCGCCCTTTGTTATCTTGTATCCTACGATTTTTGAGACTCTTTCAGTACCAACTGCATTGCTCATATCTACATTTTTGAGGTGGTAATTATGCTGAGCAAAGGGAAAAAATTCCAGACGGATGTTAAAAAATTGTCCCGTAGGGCGGGACAAAGATTATAATCACCTCTTATTTTGATGGTTTAATCACGTTGATGAAATCTGCCCACGTGTAATTTTTTATTTTGGCCTCATTGCAGATCAACGATACGATTATATCTTTTAGCGCCATATTGTATACTCTAACATCCCACATGTGGTTTTGTGAAGTTGAGCTTTTCTTCTCCCAACGGTAAGCTATTTGTTCATTGTCTTTATAAACTGGCACTTTGTGCTCAGCCTCGTAGTGCGAAAAGAAATTATTGTAAAGATACAGTCGACCAGAAGGTGTAGGATAATTCATGAATCCAAATGGTTGATAGTCGTCGTTGCCGGCATCCCATCTTAGCTTCATCAATTCTGCAAGTTCGTCCTTCACCTGGTTAACCTCGACCAGATAAAGTTTTCCTCGCTCTTTGGCCGGACGGAAATTTGCTAAATCATGATTAAATTTTATATGCTTGTCCGCGTCTTTACCCTTCAGTCCTACAACATTGCAATTTGTTTTATCAACAAAAGCATAAGCATGAACGCTGTAGTGACCACAGTCAACACCGGAAAAAAATATTTTCATTTTTCTTCCAGTGTCCGCGTGGTAGTCAGCTGATAGCAATTTTTCCAGCTCTGGCCAAACACTTCTGGGACGGTGATGTTCATATGTCCAGTGTTCCCGGTCCTCTTTATGTTTCATCTCACCTTCACGAGGAACGAATGTTCCTATGCTGCCATGTTGAATGCTGTACGTTGCACCATTTTCAGAGTAGGCAACAATTTCGTAATCGAGACGCGCGTCTTGTTCTGTTCCGTTCAGGTCACATGCGCACGTGAGAAACATAATCCTTCCATTACCGTCTTGCATCGATAGTTTTTCTGGAATGATCCCAATCTCATAATTTCTAGTGTTGCGTTGCAGTTGCGTTGCCTCCGGTGCTTCGGTTTGCTGCTCGTAAGTTTTACCTTCGACAAGATTCACGAACGCTTTGTAGAGTGATTCATTTCTTTTCTGACCGGGTGGACAGGCGCGCAAAAAATCATTAACGTAATGTTTCCAGTCATACATACCATGAGGAGCATACAAACTAGAAAGATGATATGAATAGAATCCTTCTTCGCTTGGTTCTGCTGTCGGCTTCCAGTGACCAGCGAGGTTTAATTCGTGTTTCTCTTTATCGGTAAAAAATCCAGCACACCTTTGGCATATGTAACCGACGGAATTTGGAATCAGTTTTCCTACAGCGTCAAGTTTATAAGTGATGCCGCCAATTTCCTTCCCATTTGTTCCATCGATCGGGATACTCCATTCAAGAAAAATGAATTCACCACAACACGGACACGGTATATTATATCTACGCTGATCTCCCTGTTGGTAAACAGGCTCAATGTTCGAAGTGTGTTTCAATTCAGGAGTAGAGATGTAATACAACTTCATTTTATCATAATACGCCGCGAAACGTTGTTCGATCATCTTACGAGTTGAACCTGACTCCTTTGTTTGTCCTTTTGCAGCTTCAAAATCATCGATAAATCCGTAACGGACTGAACGTTGCCGTAAAAGTTTGTGATTTCCAGCGCTTCCAGAGACCAACGAACCTCCAGGAAATTCTTTTTTGGTGTTCGTGTCGCCTGTCTTCATGGCCTTTGCCCGCATGACGGATGGACGAATGAGAGATCTTATACCGCATGAATCGATCATCTGATCAATTTTTGTCACTGCTTCTTCAGAAAGATCTGCATGGCCAGTAAGAAAAAGAATGTTGCCGGGATTTTGAGAGATGATCCATCCAATACCGGCCTCGATCACACCAGTTGAAAAACCAATTTGTGCGCCTTTCATTACTGCTATGATGCGGGCTGGATGATCAGGAGATAAGCAATCAACTATTTCACGTGTGTAGGGAGTGATATCATAAGAGAATTTGCCTTCATACCGAGATAGACTCGAGTCCATTGATCGGTTTTGTTCATTCCAATCTGACGGCTTTATCGTTGAGAACTTAAAACGTGCAGACTGCAGAATATCTAACAGTCGCGCCGTGTAGTTTTCTATTTCAGCTTCTTTCGCCCACATCTCTCTTTTCTATAAACTCATTAACGATCCTGCCGAGAAGTTTTTCTGTCAAATCAACACTCTTGTCAACAGTTTTATTAATAACATCCAGCAACTCGCCTCGTAGTTCCGCTTGTTCCGTGACGGAAAGATCTTTCTTCTTAGAGATTTTGGTGAGAATTGAGTCTATAGAATTCTTAAATTCTGTAGCTGTGGACCTCGAGTGTTGCTGAATTAAAGTGCGAATCAGGTCAGTAGGAATAAGAATCCCCTTGAATTTCTCCTCGCGGATCGTCAAAAGAGAAATTTCTTTCCGCTTTTTTTGAATTTCGACGATCGTTTTCTTCTTTTCAAGGTCAGTCGTTACTTTGAATAACTCGCCGAGGTTGTCGGATTGCTTCAGTAGTTTTTCAAAATCATCGTCGGATACTTCATCTTCTTCATCGTCGTTGACAACATTTGGAACTTCAGGAAGAGTTGTATCAGGTTTGATCGCCCTTAATTTGGGCGGGTTGAATACAGGCCCCTCGGATTTAAAATGTGGTGCATTCCTTCGCTTGACTAAAAATTCCTGATTAGTCAAAATAGAATCATCGATGTAGTCGCCAGATGCTATAACCTTCTTCCTGGTAATATAAACTGTCAGATTACCAGTGGTTAAGCCGCACATTTTCGCGAAGTCTTTCTTCAGGTGTAGCGCCATATTTGCAAAGATAATAGACTTTGTAGCGTTGTAGCGCTACAAAACCGCTACACCAAAAAAAATGGAGCTGTTGACCCGGAAATGCGCGGCTTCGCATCCATTGCGTAAAAGAATGCTGACCGGCGGAGTACCTTTTAAACTTTTTGCTGGGATAAGTTACTCTTACTCATGTGCCAAATAGATATTCTCCCATTGAATAAATGAATTGGCATGCGGTCATCAATGCCTTCGTGTGACCACCATCCTAAATACATTATCCGCTTCCTGTTAGATACATAGCGTATAATCCAATCCAGAAACTTCTGCAACTCACCGTCATAGTTCTTAAACTCAGCATCCAATATGAGTAAATAGTTTCCTGTTACAGCATGACGAATAAAAGATCCATGCAACAGTTGATACCACCGCGGCGCTATAAAGAATGGATCATCTATAAATGGTTTAAATACTTCATCATTTGTCCAGACATTAGGATATGGGGTTCCCAAGTCACCAAGCACAACGACTCGGTGCAATAATGCAACAACTTCGTCTGGTAAATCTTTTCGCAGCTTAATTAGGCAATGCAATTCAGTGTAGTGTCCCATGTTTATTTAAGCAGGGCTTTTTGTTCTTTATTAATCTGCTCCATCACTGCCCTAAGCGTTGGCTTATCAATGTTCTTATCCAATAGAAAGCGTTTACGTGCAGGCTCATTGTCAAGATCAAATCCTCGCTTCTTATAATAACGCTTGGCAATCTCTGCCTTAATAAATGCTTCATGTATCATTTTTGTAAAACATAAGTTTCAGTTGTATTCAGAACATTAGCTGAGTCCCTGGATTTTCCATCGCGGATGAAAAAGCCCTTCCTTATAAGTTCTTCATAATCGTTTTTACCAATTGCTATCTTAACACAGAGTACACCTGTGTACATATTGCAGATAACGTGATTCTCTTTTATTTCTTTCACGTCGATTTGAACGTAATTGTCTGGTTGAAAAGCAGCCATAATTGTATGATTTTAAAGTTAGAGCGAAACCGCTTGCATCACAAGCGATTTCGCATATTTTAAGTTAAATTTTTTTTAGTAGTAAGAAGACCAGTATAAAGCGCGGCCGTCCCAAGTCGAAAGGTTATGCAGATAGATATCTGTTTTTTCATTCCAAACACGGATTTGAACAATCTTCTTAACCTCCTCACCTAAGAAATCATCTTTAACAGGCATTGTCTTTCCAGACATATTACCCGTTTCTGTACGCTCTTGGCAGATTTCACGAACGAATACTGTTTTGCCTTCAATCTTAGTGATTTGAAAAAATTCAATGTTTGTTTGCTCATAGCCATAGGAATGGTACAGGATTTGGCCGACCTCGAAAGGGCTTTTGAAATCTTTGCGAGCATTCTTTAACGCTAATTTTTTAGCAACTTTTGCAGCCTCCTCTTTGGTCTTTTGATCGATGAATTTATCAACGAACAAATTCATTTCCATAATGCTTTTGGAGATTTCTGTGCGTCTGAACGAGTAGTGACACACCACTTTAATACCCAAACGTGAGCGGGGCGAAGGTTTGGTAATAAGGACAGTATACTTTTCGAAATCCTTTGCAATTGTAAACTCTGCAAATATTGTTTTTTCGATGTTTTGTGATGTTGTTGTCATTGTTCTATTATTTGATTTTGATAGAACAAAGATAGGCGATTTCGCATATACAAAGCAAGCGATTTCGCATATTTATTTTTTGATCATTTGGTTGTGTAGAATTGCCCTTTAATTAGGCTTTTTTAAAAACTTCTCTGCCAATACTTTGATGCGGCTATCATCGCTGACACTTTGCACAGGAGAGGTGAGCGGATTTACGATTGCATGTGCTTGCGAGGACTTTAATCCGAGTAGATCAATAATTACCGGATCTGATCCGTATTCACTAACCAGATAAATAACTGTTACCTGATCACTCTGACCATCACGGTCTATTCTACCAATCACCTGGCTATGAACTTGCGGTGACCAATCCAATTCGCCAATGACAACAGTCTTGCATCGGTGTTGTAACCCATCAAGACCGATTCCAGATCGGAGACTTATAATAAATAAGTTTGTCTCTCCATTAATAAAATCTTCTTTTGCCTTCC